CACCTTCCGTAATGGCGCCCGCGTCAGCGGCGTATTGAAACATCCGAACAAGCTCGGGCCCGAGGCGGTCGCCAATCTCAAGGCCGGGCTCGAAGAGTTCCGCTCCGGCGGCGAGCAGGAGGGCAAGAACCTGATCCTCGAAGAGGGCATGGACTATGCCCGCATCGCCATGACGGCCGAGGATGCGCAATGGCTGGAGGCCCGCAAGTTCAGCCGCACCGACATTGCCATGTTCTTTGGGGTGCCGCCGCACATGATCGGCGACACGGAAAAGAGCACGTCCTGGGGCGCCGGCATCGAGCAGCAGTCGATCGGCTTCGTCGCCTATACGCTCGAAGACCATCTGACCATGTGGGAAGAGGCGATCAACCGCGACCTGATCGACCCAGAGGGAAAGCACAACGACAATCTCTATGCCCGCTTCAACCGGGCGGCGCTCGTCAAGGGCGACATCAAGGCTCGCTGGGAAGCTTACGTTAAAGGCCTGCAATGGGGCGTCTACAGCCCGAATGAAATCCGCGCGCTCGAAGACCAGAACCCGCGCGATGGCGGCGATGTCTTTTATCCGCCGCCCAACACGTCGGGAACGCCGGCGGACGGCAATGGCGACAATGATCGACCGCCCATGGAAAAGGACACTGACACATGAGCCTTCGCAAACTGCCCGAGGCACGGACGTTCCCTCGGCCGCAGAACTACCAGTGGGATACGCCGAGCGGCGTGCTGACGAAATGGGCCGAGCATCCGCTGGCCGCGGTGCCCGGTGCAGATGGTGACACCACCATCTCCATGTTTGACGTCATTGGCGAGGATGGCTGGTCTGGTGGTGGCGTCACCGCAAGCCGCATCTCGGCAGCACTGCGCTCGATCGGGAACAAGGAAATCACCGTCCGCATCAACTCGCCGGGCGGCGACATGTTCGAGGGGATCGCGATCTACAATCTCCTGCGGGCCCATCCTGCGAAAGTCACGGTCGAGGTGCTGGGCTGGGCCGCATCTGCCGCCTCGGTCATCGCCATGGCCGGCGATGAAATCCGCATGGGGCTCGGCTCCTTCATGATGGTCCACAATGCCTGGGGTGTCGTCATCGGCAATCGCCACGACATGCGTGACGCCGCCACCCTGTTCGACCAGTTCGATGCTGCCATTGCTGATATTTACGCAGCACGCACCCGCATGAAGCGCGCCGATATCGAACAGCTGATGGATGCGGAAACCTTCATGACGGCGGCACAGGCGGTCGAGAACGGCTTTGCCGACGCCATCAACGATGCTGAAATCCACCCAGAGACCAATGCGTCCGCGCAGGTCCGCCCCGAAATCCATGCCAAGCGCCGCATCGATGCGGCGCTTGCGCAACAGGGCATCACCCGCTCCGAGCGGCGCAAAATGCTCAACCAGATTGCCGGCATGCACGACGCTGCCGACACCGCCACGCACGACGCTGGCTTCCATGCAGCCGCCATCCAGCGGTTGATCGACACCATCAGATCATAGGAGATCCCGTCATGGGTATCGAACTCACCCCGCGTGCGCGCGGGATCGTTGCCGTTCGCGCTGATTCCGGCAGCACCACAAAGATCCTCGCTGAGTTGCAGAAGACCTTCGAGGACTTCAAGGCCGAGCGCGACAAGGAGCTGGCCGACATCAAGGCCGGCATGGCCGACGTGGTGCAGACCGAAAAGGTCGATCGCATCAATGCCGAGATCACCGCCCTGCAAAAGGCGCTCGATGAGACCAACGCCATGCTGGCAGCGGTCAAGGTCGGCGGTGTTGGCGGGACGACCGATCCGGACAAGGCCGAGCATGCGCAAGCCTTCGACCGCTTCTTCCGCCGCGGCGTCGATGCCGGCCTGCGTGATCTGGAGGTCAAGGCCAAGCTGACCACGCAATCCGACCCCGATGGCGGCTATCTGGTGCCGGAAGAAACCGAGGCCGGGATCGACCGCGTGCTCGGTACGGTGTCGACGATCCGTTCGCTTGCCCGCACCATCTCGATCTCGACCAATAGCTACAAGAAGCTGGTCAATATGGGTGGGGCGACGTCCGGCTGGGTTGGCGAGGAACAGGATCGTCCTGGCACGGCCACGCCGACGCTGCGCGAGATCGCCATCAATACCGGCGAGATCTACGCCATGCCCGGCGCCACGCAGACCTCGCTCGACGATGCCCGCATCGATCTGGCGGCATGGCTGGCCGACGAGGTGTCGATCGAGTTCGCCGAGCAGGAAGGGGCAGCCTTCGCCAATGGCGATGGTATCAACAAGCCGCGCGGCATTCTTGCCTACGACAAGGTGGCGAATGCTTCCCATGCATGGGGCAAGCTCGGTTTTATTGCCTCGGGCAAAGCGGATGGCTTCCTGGCTGCGACCGCTTCGGTCAGCCCGGCCGATTGCCTGATCGATCTCTATTATGCGCTCAAGTCCGGTTACCGGAACGGGGCGTCGTGGCTGATGTCGGATGCGACCATGAATACAGTGCGCAAGTTCAAGGATGCGGAAGGAGCTTACATCTGGGCGCCGCCGTCAGGAGCAGCGGAAGTTGCCACCATTCTTGGCAAGCCCGTTTACACCGACGACAACATGCCGGCGGTTGCTGCCAGCGAATTCCCCATCGCGTTCGGAGACTTCAGCCGCTCCTACCTGATCGTCGACCGTATCGGCATCCGGGTGCTGCGTGATCCGTTCACCTCGAAGCCCAACGTCCTGTTCTACACGACCAAGCGTGTCGGCGGTGGTGTGGTGAACTTTGAAGCCCTCAAGCTGCTGAAGATCAGCACCTGAGCATCATGACGGGCGGCTTCGGTCGCCCGCCTCTTCATCATCTCCCATTCATCGAAGGATTTCTGTCATGAAGGACGGTATCTCCGGCCTCGGCCTCGTTGCATCGCTGGTTCCTGCTGTGGTCACGGCCACCACCAAGGGCAGCCACGCCGATCTGCAAGGCTTCAATTCCGCAACCCTGATCATCACTACCGGCGCGATTGCCGGCGATGGCCTCTTCGTCGTCGCCATCCAGGAGAGCAACACGACCACGGATGGCTATTTTGTCGATGTGGCAGCCGGCGATCTGCTTGGAACCCTGCCGGCAGAGCTTGCGGCCAACACGGTCTACAAGCAGGGCTACAAGGGCACGAAGCGCTATATCCGCGCCGTCATCACCAAGACCTCCGGCACGTCGATTGCCGCCGGTGCGGTTTTTGCGCTCGGCCATCCCCACGACGCGCCAATCGCCTGACAACATTGAAGCGATCGGCCCATCACTCGCCGAACGGCTGGTCGCTTTTCTTTATTATATGGATCGCAAAACGTGCCCGCACCCGTTCGCACAGTCGCCCCGGTCAACATGCCGGTGTCGCTGGCCGAGGCTAAAGCCCATCTGCGTGTCGAACACGACGACCAGGACGACCTGATCACTGCCCAGATCAGGGCCGCGACCGCATGGCTCGACGGTTATGCCGGCATTCTCGGTCGCGCGCTGATCACCCAGACCTGGCGGCAGGATTTTGCCGGCTTTGCCGATCGCCTGCCTCTGCCGGTCTCGCCGGTGATCGCGGTTGTCAGCGTCAGTTACGTTGACGCGGGCAATGTGGCGCAGGTGCTGGATGCCGGCGTCTACGATCTGTTTGTCGATGCGCGCGGCGCTTATGTCACCCTGCGTCCGGGACAATCCTGGCCGGCAACCTTCCGTCGCACCGATGCCGTCTCCGTCACCTTCACCGCTGGTTATGGCGCGGCGGCCGATGTGCCCGAGCCCATCTGTCAGGCCATCCTGCTGATCGTCCAGCGTCTGTTCGATGGCGCAGATACCGAGATCGACATTGCCATCGAGCGCACCGTTCATGCGCTGATCGCGCCCTACCGAAAAAGTCCGCTCTGATGGCCAGGATCACTGCCAGCGATCTGCGTGACCGCGTCAGGCTCGAAAAGCGCGAGGAAGTCGATGATGGCTATGGCAACACCTATGGCCAGTGGGTGCCACAGTTCGAGCGCGACGCCTGCATCCTGCTCTCCAAGGGGGGTGAGACCGTCATTGCCGCGCGCCTGCAAAGCGTCCAGCCAGCCCTGATCATCGTGCGCTACGATGCCGAGACCGCAACCATCAATGCCGCATGGCGGCTGATCGAGACACGCTCCGGCACAATCTACGACATTCGCACATCCGCCGACATGGAGCGGCGCAGTCGCTTCATCACCATGCTGTGCGAATCCGGCGTGGCGACCTGATCGCCAGCACTGCCCGTCGACATCTCCTCCGTCTGCGCGGTTGAAGCGCTGGCCGTGAATGGTGACGTCGCCCAGCCCGGAACATCTCATACAGGGAGAAAGACCATGGACCGTTCGCGTTTCTACGCGGCGCTGCGGCGTCGTGATTCCGGCGTCTTTGGCACATCGCTCACGCAAGCGCAGGTGGATCGGCTGGAAGCAATCCTGGCGCGGCTCGACGCAAAGCGCATCGAACTGGCGCAGGCCGCCTACATTCTCGCCACTGCCTATCATGAAAGCGACCGCTTCCGCACCATGGAGGAATACGCGTCGGGCGCTGCCTATGAAGGGCGGGCGACGTTGGGCAACACGCAGCCGGGCGATGGGGTTCGGTTCAAGGGACGTGGCTTCGTCCAGATCACCGGCCGGCGCAACTATACCGATTGGGCGAAGCGGCTGAGCGTCGATCTCGTCGGCAATCCGGCACTGGCCGCCCGGATCGATCATGCGACCACGATCCTGATCGACGGCATGATGCTCGGCACCTTCACCGGCAGGAAACTACCAGACTACGTTTCCGGCACGAAGAAGGACTATGTCGGCGCGCGACGGGTGGTGAATGGGACGGATCGGGCGGCGATGATCGCCAACCATGCGCGCGCGTTCGAGAAGGCGCTGGCTGGTGCCGGCTACGATGCCGCCACGTCGCGGTCGCCGAGCGCGCCGACACCGACGCCGGAGCCTGCACCCGTCGATATCGTACCCGGCGCCGGAAGGCGCGATCTGCCGGCTGCTGTGATCCTCGTCTTTATCATCCTGATGCTGATCGTGGTTGCCGCATCCATCTTCGGAGGCTGACATGAGCACGCTCGCATCCATCCTGCTTGCGGCGGCCGGCGATCTTGCCGTGCCCGTCATCAAGAAGACTCTTGGTGACAGGCTCGGCGGCGCAGGCGGCGATATCGCCGGCAAGGTGATCGACGTCATTGCTGAAAAGGCTGGCGTATCTCCCGACAGATTGCCCGACGTGCCGGCTGGCGAGCTGCAGAACGCCATCGTCGCGGCCGAGCCGGATGCCGCCGACATCCTCATGCACCATGTCGAAAGCCAGCGGTTGATGAACGAGACGCTGAAAGCCGAACTCGACAAGGGCGGCCCGACATGGACCTGGGGCTGGCGACCGGGCTGGATGTGGCTGCTCGCTTTCGTCTGGCTCTACGCGCTGATCCTGCACCCGCTCGCCAATGCAGCCTTCGGCGCTGCAATCGAGGCCGTCGATCTCACCATCCTCATGACGCTGACCGGCGTGTTCACCGGCCTCTACATGGGCGGCCATACCGCCAAGAGCATCGTATCCGGATTGCGGAGGCACCCCGATGACTGACCAGGCACCGAAACGCTTCGAGGACCTGCCCGAGGAAACGAAAACCTTTCTGCTCGCCCTGCGCCCCGACGAAGTGAAGACGCTCGACGACGGCATTCGCCTGGTCCGCTCGATCAGCACCGTGTCCGCCTTCGTGAAATGGATCATCGTCGGCATTCTCGGCATTGCCGTCGGCATCGCCATGTTCGGCGAGAGCATCGCCAAGATCATCAAATGGTTCCAGTCGTCAGGGTGATTGGGACTGGAGAATGGCGGAGGCCATGCTTGCTGCCGACACATATCTTTTCGGCCCAACTGTGCGTGGGTGGTCAGTCCCCGCTTACTGCCAAACCCTGTTCCGACGGCCCATTCGCGGTTCCCTGATCCGCCTCCCAATCCGCATAGGTGCGTCCATCCGGAAGCTTCCAGAGGATTCTCCCGTTTGCGCTTGCACCGATCACGGTCGCAGCTGCCGCTGATGCCGAGGAAAAGCTATAGTCGCTGGTGAAGACGAGAAAATCCTCCTCCTGCTTCAACACGCCAGAGTCGAGCAGTGTCTTGCGCATGGCGATGGTTCCGCGAGGTATCGTAGTCGTTGTCCGGACCCGCGCTCGAGATCCAGCAATTACGACGAAGTCACCGGAGGCCCCGAGTTCCATCTCTGCGGCGAATCCTTCCCCACGGAAGAAGAACCGCAGACCGGGGGAAGGAGTGAGTGCGGGAACGGCAGGAGCGATGGTCGCGAAATCGGCGCTGCGCCCTCGCATCTCGCGAAATAGATCCCAGCCCAATGCGCCGACCAGCGTTTTCGTCTGATCCACGAATTCGTCCATCGCCGCCCGGTCGGGTAGAGGCAGTTTTCCGGCATCCCCGGCAGGGAGCTTGCTATTTGGAAGCGACCAGCGCGGATTTCCGCCTGTGCTTCGGATCAGGCAGGCCTCAACATAGCGTGCGTGGCTTTTCGTCAGATTCTCGTCCTTGCTGATCAGCACGACCGTATCGGTCCAGAATTCCTTGCTGTCGCGTCCAGCCCTGTTCGAATTCCAATAAGCCAGTCGGTCACCAACGCCTTCGGACTCGCCGATATAGGACAGCTGCCGGTCGGTCTCGCTCTCATCCTCGCCAATCAGGATATAGACACCCGGCCGCTCGATCTCGGGGAAGGTCTTGCGCACCTCGCCCAGCTTGTTGCGACGGAAGGCGATGGCCTGGATCGTCGACATCATGATCTGCGCCACCCGAATGCCGTTCGGGTCGCCGTCGAGAAGGAAGATGTTGATCGAGCGCGGCTTTGTCATGCGGCGCGCCCGACGATATCCATGAGTTTGGCGTAGTCAGTGACCACATCGTATTTCACGCGATCCTGCGTAATCCGCTGGCTGATCTCGGCAAAAAACTTGCGGGCGCATTCGATCTTGGTCTTCTCGATCTCGCGCAGCTTCATGGTGGACATCGTGCCTTTGGTTTCGGCGACGAAATAGATGTGCCGGACGCTGCCCGCCCTGAAGGAGATGGCCCAGTCCGGATTGTAGTCGCCGACAGGGGTCGGGATCAGGAAGCCACGCGGCAGTTTGGCATAGACGACCACCACACTGCTGGTATCTAGCTCCTTCACGAACGCCTTTTCGACGTCCGAATCCGTGATCGCGTAGTCGTAGACGTGGTTCTTGAGCTTTGCCGTGGCCCGGGAGAAATCCTGGCTGGTCTGATTTGCCGTGAAGATATCGACGTCGTGGCGTTCATCGACCTCGTCATAGGCGAGGCGCTCGATGACCATGGCCGCCTTCTGCTCAGCAATGATCCGCGCGGCTTCGAAGATGAAATGTTCCGGGTTCTGCTTGAACTGCCCGAAAACAGCAGGCTGGACGCCGCCAAGAATGGTCGCGGCGGTTTCCCGCGTCAGTTGCGCGTTCTCGGCCACCTTTCCCACAAGGTCATACTTCACGAGGGAGTGGATCGAGTCGCCGCGCTCGGTCGTTGTGCTGGTGACAGTGAAGCCGTCACCGTCGCGAAGCTGGCTGTCGGTCAGCCCGTCGTTCTGCATGCCGGCCTGCACCGTGTATTGCAGCGGGGTGACACGCAGCTGGCTGTCCAGCGCATTGACGCATTTCTTGATCAGCTCCGTTGAATCGAAATCAACACGGTAGACCGCCTTGCGATTGATCTGCGCCCACAGCTCCTGGAATTCCTTCCTCTCGAAGTTTGCGTTGAGCGGATTGGTCTTGGGCTTGCGGCCATCGCCGATGTCGGGAAGCTGAGAATCGCTGAAGACGCCGTCGATGAGCCAGAATACCTGCTCGGCATAAGGCTTCAGTTCTTCGGGCAGGTCTGCCAGCGTCCCGGCCGCTTTGGCGTCATGATAGGCATCCGCGATCTGGTCGGCATCGTCGGTGTAGTCGTTCTTTACCAGATAGCGGTAGATCTGCCTGGCCATTGCGGCGGTTACTTCAACCGGGCCATGCTCGGTCACGAGTGTCTTGCCCGTGAAGTACTCCTCGGTTGCCTGCCGCGGACGCGATGAGAGGGTCTCCGCGATCTCCTTCTGTAGCCCGTCCACGAAGTCCTTGTAGCTCTCGCTTGCCACGACGGTCAGCACGTTGATGTCATGCACCACCGCCGGGTGGTCCATCCTGTCCCCGTGCTGATCGACGCTCAGCCGCAGGCCGCGCCCCACTTCCTGGCGGCGGGAAATGGTGTTGTCGCTGTGCTTGAGCATGCACATGACGAAGACGTTCGGATTGTCCCAGCCCTCGCGCAGCGCCGAGTGTGAGAAGATGAAGCGGGTGGGTTCGGCGAAGGAAAGCAGGCGTTCCTTGTCCTTCAGGATCAGGTCGTAGGCGTCCACGTCGTCGGAATCGACAGAGCGGGCACCAACGGCAGGATCCTTTAGGCGGTTTGTCTTCTTATCGATTGAAAAATAGCCGTTATGGGTCTTTGCCGGATCGATGCCCGCGAGATACTTCCGGTACGCCTCATTATCGATGGCGAGCTCCGAGAGGTGCTCGGCCTTCAGCAAATCGTACTCTTCCTCAAAGACCCGAGCATACTCGCCTTTCTCGTCGGCCTGACCGTAGTCCCGGTACTTCACCACCTCGTCGATGAAGAACAGCGACAGGACCTTGATGCCCTGTGCGAACAGCTGCTTTTCCTTGTCCAGATGCGCCTTGATCGTCTCGCGGATCTGGATGCGGCGGATGTCGCGTTCGGAGACGTCGCCGTTCGCTTCACCAGCGCGCAGCACTTCGCCATTCGTGAATTCGACCGTGTCGTTGACAGCGTCGATCTGGCTGATCGTGAAGCCGCGGTATTGGTCCAGCTCGCCAGACTTCACGAACAGGTCGTCGCGGAACTCAAGACGCTTCAGCTGACGCTTGATCTCACCAGAGGCCAGCTTCACCTCCATCTCGATCCTCGCCACGGGGGTCTTTTTCGAGATTTCGATGCCTTCCAAGTAGAGGTAGGCGTTGGTGCCGGCCAGCCCGCGGGTCTGGATGCCGCGCACCGCGATCTTCTTGACCAGCTTCTGGTTATAGGCGTCCAGCGCATCCAGCCTATGAACACGGTTGTGCTGGGTCCGGTGGGTCGCCGAATAGCGCATGATGAACAGCGGCTTGAATTTCGGCAGCGACTCCATCGTCGCCGCGCCTTCCATCTTCTGCGGCTCGTCCAGGATCAGGATCGGCCGGTTCGAGGCGATCACGTCGATAGGCTTGCGCGACTGGAAGTCGTCCAGCTCCTCGTAGATGCGTCGGTTGTCCTTGCCGCTGGCATTGAACGCCTGGATGTTGATCACCATGACGTTGATCCCAGCGTCGGACGAAAAGCTCTCCAGCTCATGCAGGCGCTTGGAATTGTAGATGAAGAACCGCGCCTTCTTGCCGTAGCTTTCGGTGAAGTGGTCTGCCGTGATCTGCAGCGACTTGTAGACCCCTTCGCGGATGGCGATCGACGGCACCATGATGATGAACTTCGACCAGCCGTACCGCTTGTTCATCTCGAAGATGGTCTTGATGTAGCAGTAGGTCTTGCCGGTGCCGGTCTCCATCTCGACATCGAGGTGGACGCGGGTCGCGGCCAAGGCGTCGCGTTTGTACGTCGCTGCGACAGGTACACGCGCGCCTTGGGCGTTGAAGGTGGTGAAGTCCGTCAGCGACTGTGAGACGGGCAGGTTCTGGCGCCGCTGGACGGATCGGATGTTCTCCAGGATCTGCGCGTCGGTCAGGGCGAGGTCGGCGTTCTTGAAGCCTTCCTCGAAGGCGCTGGCCTGCGCCTTGCGGCCGGGGTCGATGCGGTAGGTCAGGCCAGAGGTCATGGGCTGGCCGGCGAAGCAGTCGACCACGTCGTTAACGGCATTGGTCTGATAGGGCTGGACCTTGAACTTCAGCTTCATGGGCAGCGTCCCTCAGATCGACTTGACGTCGGTGGTGGGCGAAAGCTGGCGGAAGATCTGTTCGACGTTGATCTTCACCGCGTCCGAGACGAAGCCATTGTCGCGGAAGACGACGCGCAGGGGCTCATGGCCTGCCAGCTCCTTCACCAGATCCTCGGTGATGCCGTGGTCGAAGCAGGCGACAAGGGCGTTGTCGTCGACGAAGAACACGGTCTTGCCCTGCACCGTCTCGCGGCGGATGGGCAGCGTCAGGTCCACGCCCCAATCGACCAGCACCTGGAACAGCAGGTCCTCGGCTGTGCGCCCCTCCTTCACGTTGTCCACCATGTCGAGCAGGTCGGACTGCTTCAGCTCGTCGGGGCGGTAATAGACGTCCTTCATGTTCGAGGTGTCCACCTTAAGTACCCGGAAGCCGACATCGCGGTTCCAGTCGGGATGGCACTCGCCTTCAAGGATTTTCTTGCCAGCGCGGCGGATACGCTCTTTTGAGACTTCAGCAATGGTGCTCAAGCCATCGGTCCGGTGCTCTGGTTGGAGATCCGTTGCCTCCGGCAATTGAACCATCAAAAACTTCCTGTTGCCGCCATCAGCCGCATTGGCTTCAAGAACTGCGTGAGCGGTTGAGGATGAGCCTGCAAAAAAGTCTATGATGAGGTGCTCTTCATTTTCTGCCGTGCAGAGGTCAAGGATACGTCGAAGCAGTTTGAGTGGTTTCTTCCCATTTGGAAAAATAATGCCGCCCTCTGCCCCAACGCCACCCGTAGTTTTGATATCAGACCAAAAATCTCCGGCTTTTTGGTCAATGTTTTGATCAGCAAAAAGGATCTGAATTCTCGGCGACTTTGTGTCTTGGTTGAAATTTCTTTTGAAAAGGTAGAGCTTCCCGGACGAGCTAAGAACGGTCAAGACCTCCTGCGGCGGCAACTCTCCGCGCTGAAGGGCAAGATTCTTTACCGACCCAGAGCCAACCGCTTGGATAATGCGCCAAGAGTTCTCTTGACGCCATACTTCAAAATCGTGCCCCGGTGCATATTTTTTGTGTGCTTGCTTAGCCGAAATAATCTTGGCCGGCGCCAGAAGGTTGTCTATGAGCGTCACGTCCTCTTCGGTCGGATGGTCCTTTTCCAGAACTTCCTTGATCTGATCGACCGCTTGTTTCGCAAGGTCATCAAGGAAGTCTTTGTACTCCTCGTTCCATGTTTGCGCAGGAATTGTGACAGGCTGGACCTTGAGCGATAGAGACTTCCGATAGAAAAGAAGATACTCTTTGAGCTTTGGAAGGCGAGCGGTGATGTGCGACATCTTCACGCCCGATGCTTCGCTCATCTTAACAGCAATGCAGTTCACGAAATTCTCGGCGCCAAATATCTCATCGAGAACGGCGCGACAGCTATGGACTTCATTGTCATCAATTGAAGTAAAGAAGGCGCCGTCGCTTGCGAGTAAGTTCTTTGCGAGCTTCGCTCGTGCATAGAACATACTCAGCCAGTCTGAATGAAAGCGGCCATTGGCTTCAGGGTTGGCGACCAAGCGATTTCCGCTTTCATCTGTCTGATTTGAGCGCCGCAGGAAGTCGTTAAAGCTTTCCGTGAAGTCGTCATGATATATAAAGTCACCGCCTGTGTTATACGGCGGATCGATGTAAATCATCTTCGCTTTGCCAAGATAGTTTTCTTGGAGAATTTTTAGAGCTTCAAGATTGTCACCCTCAATGAACAAATTTTTCGTGGTATCGAAATCCACGCTTTCCTCGCGACAGGGGCGCAATGTCTTTGCGATCGGCGCGTTCGCGAGCGCCAACGCCTCACGCTTCCCAGGCCAATCCAGCCGATACCGCTCCTGCGGCCCCTCCACGATGTGGTCACTCAACTCCTGACGCAGCTGATCGAAGTCCACCGCCAGACGCAAAGCCCCCGTCGCCTCGTCGCGCGCCTCGGTCACGCAGCCGGGGAACAGCGCGCGGATCTTCGCGATATTGTCCTGGCTCAGGTCGGGGCTGTGCATCTTTAGCTTGTCCATGCTCTTCCTCTCAATCGTCCATCAGGGCGGTGCGGGGCTGTGCCGCCGTCAGCCGCTCCAATTCCTGTTTAGCCGCGCGCAGCTCGGCATTGATCGCCACGCGTTTGTTGAATTGCTTCTCCCGCCCCAGCCGCGCCTTGATCCGCTCGACCTCGCGCGCCTGGCGCTCGATCGCTTCGGCCTGCGCAATGCGCGCTTCCAGCGACACGGGGCGCTCCGCGTCAGCCGGGGCGAAGGGCGGCTGCAGCGCCTCGCCGATGCCGGGGACCAACCGGGCCGTCTGCCCCGCCACCATCGGCTCGAGCAGCCGCTCATACAGCGCGCCCATGTTCAGCGCCACCGGAAGCGGGGCGCGGGCTGCGTCCTCGGGCAGCCAGTCCCCCTGGAAATAGTCGCCCACCACCCAGCGGGCGCTGTCGGCCTCACTCGGCCGCTTGTAGGCCGCGGTCAGCCTGACGCGGCCGCCATGGACCACCTCGAAGATCAGCGGAAAGGGGATGGCCTTGTCGATGGCGCGCAGCACATCACGGTCCAGCATCGCGGTGCGCGCGATGATGCGGAAGACCTGGATCTCGGCCACCTGCTTCGTCGCCGCCAGATTGACCGTCTCGGGCGCCAGTTTGTGCGACCAGACGATCTGATCGACCTCGCGCACGAAGAGGTCCTTGAGGCCCGTGTTCGCCCCGGCGTGCTCGTAGATCTTGTTCTTGGGGATCACGCGCCCGAAGGCGGCGGCGCGGGGCCAATCGTAGAGGGTCATGACGCGCCCCCTTCGATGACCAGGAAGGCGATCAGCTCGAAATCGTCCAGCCCCTTGATGGTGTGAGTCAGCGCTGTCGTCCGCCCGCCGCTGAACAGGCTGTCGATGTCCTTTTCTTCCTTCACCTCGATCATGGAACGGATCGCGCTGGAGAGCAGGTCGGAATAGCGGCCCATCTTGCGCCCGTCCTCGGTGCGCTCGTTGAAGATGCGGCAGACGTCGCGGATGGGCTCGACCCGCCCCTTGCAGCTGGATCGGATCAGGTCGAGCAGGCGCTTGACCTCGGTGTGGTCGGCGACGATCCGGCCGTCGTCGTCGATGTAGACCAGGTAAAAGGGGTGCAGCCGGTTCTGCTGATTGACGTTCACGCTGTCGTGGATGTTCTTCAGCGCGAAGATGACGCCGGGCTGCAGGTCAAGCTCCGGCTGCGCGGGGACGACGGCGTGCATGCCAAAGGGCACGTTGTCGAGCTCTCCGTGCTCCTTGACGTAGTTGAGCAGGTCCATCCGGAAGTCGTTCAGCCCAAGATCGGTGATCGATATCCCGGCCTTCACGTCCTCCAGCTCGATGACCTCGTCCTGGAGCCGCTTGAGCTGTTCCTTGCGGTAGGCGATGTCACTCGACTTCGCCGTGAGCACGTTGTCGTCGCCGGTGGCGGTGATGTCGGTGATCACCATCCGGTTTTCGACGCGCTCCTTGAGGTTGATGTACTCGTCGAGCGAGATGTCGGGCCAGTAATTGACCAACTGGATCTGGCTGTTGGGGGATCCGATACGGTCGATCCTGCCGAACCGCTGGATGATCCGCACCGGGTTCCAGTGGATGTCGTAGTTGATCAGGAAGTCGCAGTCCTGAAGGTTCTGGCCTTCCGATATGCAGTCGGTGCCGATGAGGATGTCCAGCTCTCCCGGCTCGTTCGGCAGAACGATGGCCTTTTCCTTCGACCGCGGGGAGAACAGCGTCAGGACGCTCTGGAAATCGTAGGACTTCTTGAGCGTCGTCTTGGGTGCGTCTGACCCGGTGACCTTGCCGACATGCAGCCCGATCTGTGCGGCGAACGGCGCGAGGTTGTCGAAGAGGTAGTTGGCTGTATCGGCAAAGGCCGTGAAGATCAGCACCTTCCGGTTTCCGGGGTTCAGCGGCTGGTCCACCTTCTTCCTGATGAGGGCAAGCAGGTGCTGGAGCTTGGCGTCGTCCGCCGGTTTGACCTTTTCCATTGAGGCGATCAGATCTTCGATCAGAAGGAGGTCCGCAGCCAGGTCGTGCTTCCATGATGGCAGATCCATGTCGGCGAGGCTGATCTGGACCTTCTTTCCGACCGTGAATTCGTCGAGGCCGGAGAGGTCATCGTCCTCCGGGTCGAAATCGCTCATTTCGGCAAGGTAGTCGCTGACGCTCTCGCTTCGTCCGGTTTTCTCGAACTGGTCTATCGCGTCGAGCGTGCGCGAGATGTTGGCGCCGAGAGACCGCAGGGTGAGCCGGAACGCGGCGACCGAGCTCTCCAGGCGTTTCAGCAGGTTGGTCGTCATCAGCGCCTGAAGGCTGCGCTCTCGATCGGCCTGTCTGAGCTTGCCGCGTCCGCCCTCGACCTGCGTGTCGTAGATCTCCTCGTACTTCCGCAGACGGCTGGGCAGGATGTAGCTGATCGGGGCGTAGACCGCGAGCTTCAGTACCGAAAGCTGCGTGAAGATGTCGTTGAACCCCATCACGTCCGACCGCTCGGTGATTGGGCAATGATAAGAGAGCGGCTTGCGCCTTTGGGGAAACTTCCCGATGTCCTTCGTATCGTAGAAGGTCTCGATGTGCTTTCGTGACCGGGCGATGGTGACGGCGTCCAGAAGCTCGAAAAAATCGAAGTCGAGCGCCTTCAGGATCGACGCAGCGGTCCTCTCTTCTGGCGGCAGGGACGACCATTCATTGAAAGCCTTCTGGGCCCGGCGAAAGATCTCTTCGACGCTGGTCTGGGCCTTCAGATTTTTGCTGAGCGCCTCGGACTGCCCCTCATATGCAAGCGCAAGCTGATTACGAAGGTCAGTGAACCTGTTATTGACCGGTGTCGCCGAGAGCATCAGAACCTTGGTCTTCACGCCGGCGCGGATGACCTTGTTCATCAGCTTCTGGTAGCGCGTCTCGCGGTCCTTGTAGACATCGTTGTTGCGGAAATTGTGGGATTCGTCGATCACGACGAGGTCGTAATTGCCCCAGTTGACCCGGTTCAGCGGGATGCCAAAGGACTCGCCCGATGTCCGAGACAGGTCCGTGTGGCAAAGGACATCGTAGTTGAACCTATCCTTTGCGAAGATGTTGGTGGTCAGGTTCGTATTGTAGTTCCGCCAGTTGTCCGCAAGCTTCTTGGGGCAGAGCACCAGAACGGAGCGGTTGCGCAGTTCATAGTATTTGATGACGGCAAGCGCGGTGAAGGTCTTACCGAGTCCCACGCTGTCCGCGAGGATGCACCCGTTGTATGTTTCGAGCTTGTTGATGATGCCGGTCGCCGCGTCCTTCTGATAGTTGAAAAGCTTGTTCCAAACCACGCTGTCGCGGTACCCGGTGAGGTCGTTCGGCAGCACGTCCTCGTCAACGTCCTCCAGGAAGTCCTGGAAGATGTTGTACAGCATTATGAAATAGATGCGCTCGGGCGAATTCTCCTGATAGACGGACTCTATGTGCTCGCAGATGGCCGCGGTGACGTCATTCACCTTTTCCGGGTCCGACCAGATCTGATCAAACAGGTGAAGATACATCTTGGCGTGCGCAAGATCATCGAAGCGGGTCACGAAGTTGGAGACCGCATCGCCCTTTTGGTAGCCAAGATCTACGGCCGTGAATCCGCTGATCGGCATATAGGCCACTTCGCCCTCGGACCCAGCCAGATGCATAAATTGCTGCATCGGGGCCTTTGTCGTGTTGGAACGAAACCTGGCCTTCTTGCGGATCCAATCAGCGCATTCGCGAGCGACGGCGCGTTGAGTGAGCTTGTTGCGCAGCTGGATCTCGAACTCGGTGCCGTAAAGGCCGCTTTCCCGTCGAGCCTTGGGAATAAAAAACTCCCGACGTTCCTTCCGGAGGCGGTCGGTAACCTCGGTCGACACAAATGTGGGCGCGGTGAAGATGAACTGCAGGCTGTCGATCTTCGACAGCTCAGACTTAAGAGCTTCGAATGCGTAGATCGAGAAGCATGACGCAGCGATGCGCAGACGTGTGCCGCGGCCGATAGCGCCCTTCAGATCATCCCCGAGAAGATGAGAGGTGTTATCGATTAGCTTCATCGATAACCTCTCGGTTCAGAAGGATGATTTGCTGGTCCATCGGCCTCCGCGCTGTGGGGTCGGTGTCCAGCCCCAGCCGCTTGAGTGCGTAGTAGAGAAGCGCCTTGCGGACGGGGATCTTCGCCCGGCCGCCACGCATCCCGTAATCGAGGGCAATGACCTTC